TGAAATAAAAGCACAACCACATTTTTATGATGGTATAACTACACGAGAAATTGATGAAATTACATTACGTGCTATTGTAAATCTTATTGATGTAGAAAGTAACCCTGATGTTGGACATACAAATTACCAGTATGTAGCAGGAAAACAAAAATTAAGTATTTTAAGAAAAGATGTATATGGACAGTATGAACCACCAAAATTATATGAAATCGTAAAAAAGAATGTAGCTACTGGCTTATATACAAATGAACTATTAGATTGGTATACCCAAGAAGATTGGGATAAGATGGAAAGTTTTATTGATCATAGTAAAGATGAACTTTATAGTTATGCTGCCATTGAACAATTGATAGAAAAATATCTAGTACGTAATCGTAGCACGAAAGAAATATATGAAACTCCTCAAATTCGTTACATGGTTGCCGCTGCAACTGTTTTCCATCGTGAAGAACCTTTATCAACAAGAATGCGGCTCATTAAGGAGTATTACCAAGCAGCATCGGACGGTTTGTTTACTCTTGCCACTCCAGTACTGGCTGGTCTTGGGACCCCCACTAAACAGTTTAGTTCTTGCGTTCTTATCCGCAGTGATGATGACTTGGATAGCATCTTTGCATCCGGAGAAATGATGGCCAAGTATGCCAGCAAACGTGCTGGTATTGGATTAGAAATTGGTAGATTAAGACCATTAGGATCCCCTATTAGGGGTGGTGAAATAATGCACACTGGCATGATTCCTTTCCTAAAGAAGTGGTTTGGTGATTTGCGTAGTTGTTCACAAGGAGGGATTCGCAATGCTAGTGCTACAGTTTTTTATCCTATATGGCATCATCAGTTTGATGATCTTATTGTACTTAAAAACAATCAAGGAACCGAAGAAACCCGCGTCCGTCATATGGATTATGGGGTTGTCCTTAGTGCTTTCTTCTGGAGACGATTCAGAAACAAAGAAAACATAACATTTTTTGATCCAAATGAAGTGCCTGATTTATATGAAGCATTTTATAAAGATACTAAAAAGTTTGAAGAACTTTATGTAAAATATGAAAAACAAAAAGGCTTACGTAAGAAAACTATGTCAGCCGAAGAAGTTTTTAAAAGTGGTATATTAAAGGAGCGTACTGATACAGGCAGAATTTATCTTGTGTTTATTGATAACATAATGAATCAAGGTCCGTTCGATTCGAAATATCATACAATTTACCAGTCCAATTTGTGCATGGAGATAACCTTGCCTACTGTCCCATTCAAGCGTTTGGATGATGATACAGGACGCATAGCCTTGTGTACACTCGGCTCAATAAATTGGGGAAATTTTAGGCACCCAGAAGACATGCGTAGGGCATGTCGCATTCTTCAACGCAGCCTTTGTAACATTCTTGATTACCAAGACTTTTTAAGTATTCAAAGTAAATTAAGTAACGATGAAATACAACCATTGGGTATAGGTGTAACAAATCTTGCATACTGGCATGCAAAACGTGGATTAAAGTATGGAGAAAAGGATTCATTACAGGAAGTAAAATCCTGGATGGAGCATCAGGCATACTATCTTACAGAGGCTACAGTTGAATTAGCAAAAGAAAGAGGTAAATGTTTAGATAGCGATAAAACATATTATGGTCAGGGTATTTTCCCATGGGAACGTAGAGCAAGTGGAGTTAATGAACTTGTAAACTTTACACCTGAGTTAGACTGGGAACCATTACGTGAAAATATGAAACGATATGGTGTGCGTAATGCAACGCTTATGGCAATAGCACCTGTCGAAAGTAGCAGTGTTGTTATTAATAGCACTAATGGTATCGAGTTACCAATGTCGTTAATTTCTACAAAAGAAAGTAAAGCAGGTAGCTTCACACAAGTGGTACCTGAATATCAAAAATACAAAAACAAATATCAACTCATGTGGGACCAAAAAGATTGTATTGGATATTTAAAAACATCAGCAGTGTTACAGGCGTATGTTGATCAAAGTATAAGTACAAATACCTTTTATAATCCTGCACATTTTGCAGACAAAAAAGTACCAAGCACACTTATTGCAAAAAATCTTATACAAGCGCATATATGGGGTATAAAAACCTTTTATTATAGTTTAATTAATAAACAAGGAAGTAAGGTCGTTGAAAATGAAATTATAAGTCAACAAACGTTAGAAAACATTGAACTTCTTGACGAGGATTGTGAAAGTTGTAAATTATGAATATAGGTATATTTGGTGATAGCTATGCTGCTGCCAAACCTTCATGTGTTGGGTCTTGGCAATATTACCTAAAAAAATTATATGGCGATAGTGTTAGTATAGAAAATTTTGGGGTAGGCGGTTCATCTTTATATTATTCCTATAAAAATTTTCTAAAAAGAAAGGATAAATTCAATACTATCATTTTTATAGCAACGTGCCCACATAGATATCCTATACCTTTTATGCCAAAGTTAGGTACAATACATTATATTGTAAATTATAATCATACTGAACAAATTTATGAACAATATAAAGACAATCTAACAGATAAGCAAAAAAATTTTTTACAAGATTTGAAAGGATGGTTCAATGCTTCTAATGAAGAATATAACGATGATATAAGTGATATTATCATACAGCAAGTTCTCTCACTTCATAATAATATATTACTATATCCTAGTTTTATTAATTCTTTGAGTTTAAAAATGTTTGACAAAATAAATTTAGATCCACATGATCATCCTATGCACAGTTTTTGGTATCGACAACTAAAAAAGTTAGGAATCGATAATGAAAATTTTACAGCAGGAGAAAAAGTAACATTAAACAATCATTTAACCCCTGAGTATAACGAGTTTATAGCAAATGTTTTTTATAAAAAATTAACAAAAAACACATGGGACTTTACTGGAATAGATGATATAAATATACAACTACCAAAAACACATTATTATTCAAACTGGGACTAAAATGAGCGAACGACAATATAACCTAAACAAAAAAACAGACTACCTACATCGTAAGATGTTCTTGGATCCTGCTGGTCCAGTTACCATTCAGCGATTTGAGGAAGTCAAATACAACAAAATTGCAGACTTTGAAAAAACTGCTAGAGGTTTCTTTTGGGTACCAGAGGAAATTAGTTTGACTAAAGATGCACAAGACTTTAAGGATGCATCAGATGCGGTTAAACATATCTTCACTAGTAACCTATTAAGACAGACAGCATTGGATAGTTTACAGGGTCGCGGTCCTAGTCAGATATTCACTCCAGTAGTAAGTTTGCCAGAACTAGAAGCACTAGTATATAATTGGACATTTTTTGAAACCAATATACATAGTCGTAGTTATAGTCATATCATTCGTAATATCTATAATGTACCTAAAGATGTATTCAATACCATCCATGACACAAAAGAAATTGTTGACATGGCTAGTAGTATAGGCGAATATTACGATAGGTTGCATGAGATCAATTGCGGCAAAGAATTAGGTATGGAGGAGACACTTGATGTAACAGAACAAGAACATATAGAGGCAATTTGGATGGCATTAAATGCCAGCTATGCACTAGAAGCACTACGCTTTATGGTGTCATTTGCTACTAGTTTAGCCATGGTAGAAAATAAGATATTCATTGGTAATGGCAATATTATCAGCCTTATCCTACAGGATGAACTATTACACAAAGGATGGACAGGTTGGTTGATCAATCAAGTAGTCAAAGAGGATCCAAGATTCGCACAGGCCAAAGTGGAATGTGAGCAAGAAGTTTTTATGATGTATATGGATGTTATACGTGAGGAAAAAGCTTGGGCTGATTATTTGTTTAAGAAAGGTCCTGTGATCGGTCTCAATGCTAATATACTAAAAGACTTTGTAGATTTTACTGCTAGTGTTGCACTTAAAGAAATTAACCTAAAATATAATGAACCTGCACCCAAAATAACTCCTATACCATGGTTCAACAAGCATGTATCTACTTCAAATAAACAGTCAGCACTACAAGAAACTGAAAGTACAAACTATGTTATAGGGATCATGTCATCTGAACTAGACTACGAAGCATTACCAACAATATAAAGGAGAAAAAATGAAAGCCATATTATGGACCAAGTACCATTGCACCTGTTGCGATCAAGCAAAATCTTTGCTAACAAGAAATGGTTATGAAATCGAAGAACGCAAAATAGGAGACGGATATACTAAAGAAGAATTATTAGAGGTTGTACCACATGCACGTACTGTTCCTCAAATTTTCTTAAATGGTGAGCACGTCGGGGGATATACAGAGCTACAAAAATTTGCGAGAGAGGCAGCATAATGTTAATTAATAAAGGAGTCACAATAGGAGAAGTTGTAACACTAAGATTAATAAGCGGGGAAGAAATAATTGGAAAACTAATTGAAGAAATGAACGATACTATTTCAATCAGTAAGCCTATGATGTTAAGTATGGGGTCACAAGGTTTAGGAATGATACCATTTGTTTTTTCAATCAATCCCAATAAAAATATTAAACTATATAGAACTAGTATTATATTGATGGAAGCTACAGATAAACAATTTGCCGATCAATATCTTTCAGGAACGTCAGGTCTAGCGTTGTTATAATGCCAATATCTAAGCCAAATCATAGGTTAACTGATTTATGTACAGGACATGGATGCTGGCCGCCAAGACCCTTAGTAACAGCAAGCCCCGATGTGATTACAAATTTTTTGAATCAAGGTAGAAGAACTGACCTCTATGCTCCACATTGTGGTGGACCCCCTTGTCATATAGGTGAAATAGTAAGAGGAAGTCAAACTGTTTTTACAAATTTTTTGGATACAGCTAGAACAGGGGATCCTGTTGACTGCGGCAGCAGATGTGGTACCCATAGTCCTGATGTTTTTACAGGAGATTAAATGCCTGAAGCAGACAGATATTATGGCCAAGTATATACATTGAATATAGTTGAAAATGTTAATGTATTAGGTCAATATAAAGCAGGTATTAGACCTTTTCCTTTAGGTGAAAATAGAAATGAATTCCCCCATAGAAGTATAATTAGAGGTGATTTTGATAGTAAGCACTGTGGGACAGTAACTTGGGAGGCCTTACAAAAATTTAAAACTCATTTATTAGCATCAGTTTTAAGTATGAATGGTTACAAATTATCTTTTAATTCATGGCAGTCAAGATTATTTAATTATATTGAAAGTTGTATTGAAGAACTTGAAAATGAAATGAATCGTTCTGGATCAAATTTTAGAAGACAGTTTTTTACAGAAATACTCGGTGAAAATCAGGAGTTTGATTTATACATGCCTGAATATCAACGTATTGCTCAATCTAGCGGGGGAGGGTCACAAGGCGGGCAAGGCATACAAGGCACACAAGGCACACAAGAAGTCCAAGGTATTCAGGGTGTACAGGGTGATCAGTATGTTTGCATGGGTCCATGGAATAATATGGCAATTTACTCTAAAAATGATGTGGTATCGTTTAATGGTATTTCCTATGCATCTTTATTTGATTATAATGAAGGTAATATACCTTTATCAGGAATTTATTGTGGACCATATATTCAAGGCATACAGGGTACACAGGGTACACAGGGCACACAGGAAACACAGAGCATACAGGGAACACAGGGAACACAGAGCACACAGGGCTTACAGAGTCATCAAATTGCACAATTAAAAGGCATGATTTCAAATATGATTCAACATTTGAATCAAATGAAAGATTTAAAATATGATTATAGTAATTTAGATGAAGTTATGACTAAAAATTGGTTATATCTTAAGGTTTCTAAACCTAATATAGAACCATTAGGCACTGATGAAGTTATCAGTAGTTTTCCATATTATAATGAAGTTTATATCGATCATAAATTAGCTGATGTTTATCTACTCTTTGTACTAGACGAAGATCCTCCTGAGCCAGAGAACGGAGGACCATACTCAAAACCAGGTTTTTTAGTTAGAGATAAATGGCTAACTAGGGCACCTGGTGCAGGTTCATCACAGGTTGATGGTACACAAATGGTTGATAAAATACGTCCAAAATCTTTTGAATATCAATTTTTAGATAAAATATTAATTTATCAGAAATCACAAAGGCCTGATATTCACAGTGAAGATAATCCTAGGATAATTCAAGGTATAGAATATGAATTTCAATCTAGCCCAGGTGGCCAACCAAATTTTGAAACAATAACAAAATTTAAAATGACTCCTATGCGTCTTCAACTCAAATGTATGTATCCAATTAGAGGTGAAAAAATTTTTATTATGGATAGCACAGCTTATGATATAGAAAGTGAAATAGAACGTGCTAGAAGTTTATTACTACCTAATGTTTTTAGCAAAGTTTTGACTTATTATGATAATAATTTTGCAACTAATAATGCACTTATAGTTGATTATTTTGTAAATGTTACTAAAGAATTTCCATGGATGAGGGACATTACTTAAAAATAAAAATTATTACCCGTAATAATGAATAAAAATACTAAGGAATTTATATGGATGATACAATTAAACTTAATAATCTTCTAAAAGCGATAGATGAGGTAGAACTTTTTCCTGATGGCAGTGTTAGAATAAAGTGGATGGCCAATGTTTGTCATGAATATCCTGGACATGCAATTAATGTATCAGATGGTAGTATAATTTTAAAGGGTCATCAGGTGCATTTTAATCCAATGTTAGCACAGGCTGTAGCATCAATACCCTTTGAAGATATTCAAAATGTGCTTGATAAAGGGATAGAAGAAACTAAAAAAACCTTGATAAACGCTACAAACTGTTCTAAATAAATACAAATAGAACGGTTTGGAGTAATTCTCCAAGCTACGGCTGGAGATAATAATGGCGAAAAGGATACAGTTAAGAAGAGATATAAAGGCTAATTGGGAAGCATTAAATCCTATACTCGCGCAGGGAGAAGTAGGTGTAGATTTAACCAATAACAATATCAAAATTGGAGACGGTATCAATAGATGGAATAGTATGGCCTATACTATTGCCCTAGGTAAGTTAAGCAGTGAGTTTAACGAAAATACCTTCATTTTACTTGGTCCTATAACAAACCCAAATAGAGTAACAATAAGTAATAACGGTATAGAAACCTTGGTATTAGATCCTAATCTAATGGCCATACATGTTAAAACTTTATTTGATGCCAATATTGAAAGCACAGATATTCTAACTGGTAGTGTTGTTGTAACTGGCGGAGTAGGTGTAAGTGGTAATCTTAATGTAGGCGGCACATTATCTGCAGATAATATTCAAGTAAATGCAGCCATAGAAGCTAATATTGAGGGTAATGTCACTGGTGATGTTTTTGGTAATCTAATTGGTGACGTTTATAGCGATAACGGTGTGAAGATATTAGAAAACGGCACTAATGGAACTAACGCTCAATTTATAGGAGAACTAAAAGGATATGTGACTCAAGACGTAGGCACTAGTACATTTAATAACGTTAGTATAAATGGTGGAGCTATAAACAATACTCTAATAGGTAATACTAGTCCCAATTTAATCACAGGAACCACCATTACAGCCACTGTAAAATTCATTGGTTTTTTTGAGGGAAATTTAAAAGGTGATGTATTTGCAAACGATGGCGTTACAAAAATATTAGAAAATGGCACTGGAGGTTCAATTAATTCACCTAGCTATCAACCTGCTACCTTATACGGTGATGTTCAAGGTAATATTTTTGGAAGATTTTCCGGAGATATATTTGCTGAAGATGGAATAACCAAAATATTAGAAAATGGGACTGGTGGTGATCCTGGTGACAGTACCTATAGAGAGGCAGAATTTATAGGCAATGTAAGTGGGGATATTA